TAAGATACAAAAGTCAAGTATATTTTTTAAAATAATAATTATGTACATTGAAAATAAAACACAAGAACAAAAAATCCTTGATTTATTAAAAGAAAATCTAGGGAATTGGGTAGCTTTACCCAATATTATAAGGTTATGAATTGCCCAATACAATGCAAGGATATGGTCACTTCGAAAAAAGTGAAACTATATAGAGAATAAAATTGAGACGGCAAGAGTTGGAAATGAGAGTAGAAAATATACATTTTTTAGATTATTAATAAATAAAAATGATACATAAAATAAAGCAAAGAAAGATCTTTAAAATTGAAAAATTATTAAAGGATGTAAGAGGTTCCAAGTCGGAACTAGCAAGAGTTATGTGAGTGACCCCCACTGCGATTGAGCAGTTTTTAAAAACATGAGCAAGGACTGTATGAAAACAAATACAGTATACTGAAGCTTTTAATAAATGTTTTGAAACTGAATTTTCTTATAAGATTTTATTTTCTAAAAATGATTAATAATGAGTAAAAATAGAATGATCAATACTCATTTTTGGGAGGATTGATATGTTGAAAATTTGGATCCTATTCAGAAATTATTATTTTTATATATTCTAACTTGTACAAATACAAGCATAGCATGAATTTACGAAATATCATATAAAAAGATAGCCTTTCAAACTTGAATAGATAAAGACATGGTAGAAAAAATAATAAATAAGTTTTCTGAAGATGATAAAATTTTCTATATCGAAGGATATATTTATATTAAGAATTTTTTAAAACACCAAAGTATTAATCCTAAAACTAAAATTTGAATTGAAAATCAAATAAAGGATTTACCAGTGAAATTTTGGCAAGAACTTGCTAAAAATGATAGCTTATATATAGACTATATAAAGGCTTTGGGTTATATTAATATTAATATAAATATAAATACTAATATAAATAGTAATGTTAATGAAAAATCAGAAGATTTTTCAGATTCTGATTCTAGCGAATCAGAAAAACCAAATCCTATTATAAAAGATGATAAGAAAACATTAAAACAACTTGCTACACAATTTTTTACACAAGACTTTTTAAACTGATTATTATCAGAGTATGAAATAACTTCTTTAATCTTAACAGAAGAGTTAAAACTTTTTGCAAATTACTGGACGGAAAAAAACGAATGATGAACAAAGGAAAGGTGGCAAAAAGAAAAAACTTTTGAAATAAGAAGGAGATTTTATCGTTGGTTGAAAAATAATAATAAATGGTGAAAGAAATCTGATAATTTTACCAAAGATAATTGAATAGTTTTAGTTCCCGATAATTTTTAATCTATGACAACAACAGAAATAACGAAAGAAGTTATAACTCACATTCTAAAAATAAAGTGAGAGTGAGTGAAATATATAAGCAAAATTTTAGCTGAAAATATTTTTAAGCAATTATCTGATCCTAATAAAAAAACGATAATTATTGCTAATGCTAACAATTTTACTTATATCCAAAAATATAGAAATGAACTGGTTTTGATTCCTTTGGATAAGGATAATAAGGATTTTGAGTATTTATTATATGCATCTTGATTACCTGAACATACAAAGGATAGAATTAGGGAAATTTGGGACTTAAGAAAAAAAGAACATAAATCACTTAGTGATGATGTATTGAAAAAAATAATAGAAAAATACAAATGAGCTGGTTAGCTCTTTTTTTAATCCCAAAAATTTATGATTTGAATTACAGAAAAGAATTACAAAAAGTTTAATCATTACTCAATCTCAGAAATTAAACATTGACAGATTGTCCAATTACAGATTAAACAAGAGGCTATCTTATGGAGTTATGCAACTCATATTAGAGTATTGAGAACTGATCCAACATGAACCTGACGAATTATATGAGAGTGAATATTTTCTCAAAAATGAGAAGAGTATTTATTCCATGTAGATCTTATTTATAGAAATTATTCTTTAGATCCTATTATAGCTTGAGATAGTTATAAAAAGAGGGGATATAAAGATTTTTCTAGAAAATTTTAATTTAGTAAGTTTAATTTTATGATGCAAAAATTTAAAGCGACAAGAAAAAACTTAATAAAAGAATGAATTTTAAAAGAAAAACTTCTTACATTGTATGAGTTTTGAGATGAATGTGGTTTCTTTTTAAGAGAAAACTGACAAAGAGTTCAAAATTATTCTTATGAATTAAGTACTGAAGAGTTTAAAAAAGTATATGAAAGTTATGTTAATGATACAAATATTATTAACATAAAAAATTATAAAGAATTATTCAAATGAATCTATATTCTAGATAAAAATATAAGAACTAGAGATACTTTACTAACATTGTATTTTGAAAGTAAAAAAATAATTGATACTAGAATTGTAAAAAAAATAAAGAAAATTGACTGATTTTGAATAAAAGTCTGAGGAGAATATGTCAAAATTGACTTAATTAATTTATAAACAAAAAAACAAAAACAAAAGTCCGAAAATAACGGACATTTATTTTCTAAAAATTTAATATGATACAAAATATCAAAAATTTTATACAAGAAAGAAAAGAACAAATTAAACATATCCTATTTTGGATTATAGTAATTTTTATAATTATTATAATACTTGCTCCAATGGTGCAAAGTAGTTATACAAATTATAAAAACAAACAAATTAAACAAGCCGAAGATAAATATTTTATATATCTTAAGGATTGAGTACAAGAATTTAATGAAAAAATACCAAGTATTGAGGATAAAATTAGGACACTTAAGTTACAAAGTAGATGTTACAATTCTCAAATTGAAAGAATTAAGAAGAATGAAAAATTTGAAGTAGATTTTTGTAAGAAAAAAGAAAATTTAGAAAAATTCTCTGAGAAAAATAAAGAAGAGCCACAACCTGTGGCTTTTTCTTTTGTTGATAAAGTTGAAGCTGATCATGATATATTTATGCCTGAATTACCAAAACCTAAAGAACAGCCAAAAAAAGCTGATTTTAGCATCTTATGAACAAATGAGCATAAGGCTAGGTATGCTTATGATTATGCTCTAAAACAATGATTTAGTCATAACCAAGCATTATATTTAGTAGCTCAATTACACCAAGAAAATTGAACATGGGATGAAAAGAGAAAATGAGATAACTGATGTAGTGTTTGACTTATCCAATGGAATGAATGTGCTAAAAAACAGAAAATTCCATGTAAAACTCGGAAATGACAAATAAAGATTTTTGTAAATGAACTTAAAACTAGATTTGATAAATACTGAAATTTTAGACAGGTACAAACTTCATGGAATAATCCTTCAGTTTTAAGTACTTGAAGTTATAAGACACGGTATTTTTATAAAACCGAAGAAATTTTTAATAATTTATTTTAAATATCTAAATTTAAAACCCATGAACATTACAAAAAAAGAAGCTAACGACAGAGGGAGTAAAATAAAATCCCTCTTTTTTATGTCTAAATTAAAAAAGAAAGATATAGCAAAACTTCTATGAGTTCATAGAAACACAGTACGAAAATATGTTAAATAAAGATTTGACCTAATGTGTGCATTTTGTGACAATTAAATTACAAGGCTTTAACCCAAATAAACTTACTGAAAGGTAAGTTAAAGTTTATAAATAAAAAATTATAAATTTTAATTTACTTTTCATTAGAAATAATGTTACAAGAAAAAAAAGAAGAATTTATCGAATCAGAAATACTTTGTTTTTTCCTAGAGAAATGATGTAAGGTTTCATTAAAAAATGATATTAAATGATTTTATAATGAAAAAAAATGATTTTATCAAAGCAATAAAAGTCCATTTATTAGAAGATGAATTAGTGATATAACAATTTTTAGAAAATGAGTTTTTATAGCTATAGAAGTAAAAAAGAAAAGTGAAATGAGTTTTTTTGATAGATCACTAATAGAATTACAAGAAGATTATGCCAGGGCAATTTATAGAGTTAGGAATCCTAAAAAATATCTACATGCAGTAGAACAAAAACAATACTTAGAAGATATTATAAAAGAGTGATGAATTTGATTTTTTGCATATAGCTTAGAGCACTTGAAAGAAAAATTAAAAGAAAATAATATTTATCAATTATTTTAGATTATGAAAAAATTAAAAAAAGAACAAGTAACATTAGACTTATCAGAAATTATTCCTTATGAAAGAAATAATAAAATTCATACTGATAGAGATATAAATGAAGTAATAAAATCAATTCAAAAAAACTGATATATTGCTCCAATAATTGTTGATGAAAAAAATATTATCTTAGCATGACATGGAAGAACTCTAGCATTGAGAAAGATGTGAATAAAACAAATAGAAGTTGTAAAAGTTTATTGATTATCGGAAAAACAAAAAAAAGATTATAGAATCAGAGACAATACAACATCTTTACTAGCTGAGTTTGATTTAGAAAATTTAAAGATAGAACTTGAAAGTCTAGGAGATTTTTCTTTAGATATTGTAGATCATTTAAATTTTGATTTATGATTAAACTTTTTTTGAGATGAAAAAGTATTTGATGAAACTATTGAGGATGAAGTTCCTGAGATAGAAGAGTGAGAAGATATTGTAGTACAAAATTGAGATTTATTTAAATTATGAAATCATTACTTGATGTGCTGAAGTTCTACAGATAGTAAAGTTATGAAAGTACTTTTATCATGAGAAAAAGTAAATATGGTTTTAACTGATCCACCATATCTTATGAATTATGAGTGAAGTATTTGATGAGACTGAAAAAAGAAAAATAGACATCATCACAAAAAAATTGAAAACGATAATTTAAAGTGAGAAGAATGACAAAAATTTTTACAAGACTTCTTAAAACAAATTAAGGAGAATTGTAGCTGAAGTTATTATGTGTTTTTTTATAGACTTTGAATTGATAAAATTTTCAGAGCAATGGAACAAGAGAAAATGAGATGGAGAAATCTTATTATTTGGAAGAAAAATCATTTTAATTTATCACCTACAGATTATAAATCAATTTATGAACCTATTGTTAACTGATGGGCAGATGATTATCAACCTATATTTTATTGATGGACTGATGAACATAATTTCTATTGAAAGAAATGAGAAATAGATGTAATTGATGATATACAAATTTCTTCAGTATTAGAAAATCAAAAGACTCTTAAAAATGATTTACATCCTACAATGAAACCAATATCACTTTTAGAAAAAATCATAAATAATTCATCAAAAGAAGGGGATACTGTATTGGATATATTCTGATGAAGTGGTTCTACTCTTATTGCATGTGAAAAAAAGAATAGGCTTTGTTATATGGTAGAGCTTGATCCTAAATATGTTCAAGTAATTATAAAAAGATTTAATCAAGTTACATGATGAACTCAAGATGTTAAATGCTTGAATAGAGAGTTACTTATTAATTTTTAAATTATGACTTTAAGAAAGGAATCCAAGAAAGTAACTCCAAAAATAAAAGAGGAGATAGCTTCAGAATTTATAAATAAATTACCACCTGTTGAAGAAAAAAAAGAAGAGAAAAAGTGACCTTGAAGACCTGGAAAAATTACATCAAATGTACTCCAGAAATTAAAGGTATGTTTTTCAGTTGGTATGACAGACCAACAAGCTTGTTATTTCTGCTGAATTTGAGTATCTACATTATATGATTATTTTAAAGCAAATCCTGAATTTTCGGAGGAAAAAGAGATTCTTAAAACAAGTATTTCATTACAAGCAAAATTTAATATTTGAAGAGCAATAAAAATAGAGGAAAATAAAAGCTACTGATGAACTTGAAATAGTTGGAAGTGGTTAGGAATAAAAGACCCTGAGTTTAGAGATAAACTAAGGATTGACTGAACTATTAGAACTGAAATGAATGATGAAGATAAAATGATGTATGACTTGATTTTAAAAAATAATAAAATGCTTTGATTATGAAATTAAAAGATTGAAAACTAATCGCATTTATATTTAGTAAAAATTCTAAAAGTATTCACAGAAAGGAATATTTTAAAAGTGATTTTTTATCTTATTGTTTTTATTATTTCCCATGAGAATTTAATCATCCTTTAGCTCCTTTTCATTTCACTTATGTAGAAACTTTAGAAGATTGAACTGATGTATTCTTTGTATGATTCAGAGAATGTGCAAAATCTATGTTTCTTACGATTTATTACACTTATGTAATAGCTTACAGTAAAAGAAAGTTTATCATGCATTACAACTCAGAAATAGAGCAAGCAAAATCAATGTTAAGAGATGTTATCTCAATATTACAGGATAATGAGAAACTTATAGCTGATTTTGGTTATTTATACATGCCAGAAGATTGAATTAGAAAATGAAGTTGAAAACAAAAAACAGTTTGAGAATTTATTTCAGAGACTGGAGTTAAGATGAAAGCAATGAGTGTTTGAAAGTCACCTAGATGACAAAAGTTTGTTTATAAATGAGTTACTTATAGACCTGATTTAGTTTGATTTGATGATTTAGATAATGAAAAAAACACTAAAAATCCTGATATTATTGCAAATGATATAAAGTTTATACTTTGAGAAGTATTTGGTTGAGTTTCTAGTTTTTGTCAAAAAATATTCTTATGAAATATAGTAAATCAGGACTGAAGAGTTCCAAGACTTAAATCTCATTTTGAATCAGATTCTAAGATGTGAGTTAAGGTGTTTTGGATTCCAATAAGATTAAAATGAAAAATTACATGGGATAGGTTCGTTGCTACAGATAAAATAGCAGATGAACTAAATAAAAATATAGAAAATTCTAGAGATAAATATATATCATTAGAGACTAGAAGGAGAGAGCAATGAAGTATTTGATTTAATCAAAATTACAATCTTATAGCATATAAAAAATGACAAAAAATAATCAGAGAGACTGATATAAAACATTATTATGCTTTACCTAAAACTTATAAAGTAGTATTTTGAATAGATCCTGCTTTTTCAGAAAAGACTTGATCTGATCCAATTTGATTAACTATTACAGCTCAAGAAAGATATGAGAAAGAAATATTTAAATATGTAATTGAGATGAGAGAATTTATTGAAGATGAAAAAGATGAGGAAAGATTTTGTGCGGTAGTTAAAGATTTGTATGTTAAATATAAATGTGTCATGATAAATATAGAAAACAATAACGGTTGATGAATACTTGCAAGAATGCTTAAAAAAAGAGGTATGGCTGTTAATGTTATTAACTCAGATAAAGATAAAATTACAAGATTAAGAGAATACCAGGGGGAATTTGAAAGAGGTTTGATTAAGTTTAATCCTGATGACTCAAAAGTAGCAAAGTGAGTTAAGCAAATAATAGACTTTCCTAATGTTGATCATGATGATATGGTTGATAGTGCTGTCTTTAGTTTTACTCCATCACTTTGATGAGCAATTAGAGCTATGTAATTTATTTTATAATTTTACTAGAATGAACTATAAAATACAGGAGAAGTTGGCAGAATTTTTAGAAAATTTTAGTGCAAGAAAATTAAGAGAAGAAACTGGTATCTGATGTGGTACTATTTATGCGATTAAAGATTGACATAAAAATAAAAAGTACACTAAACATACACTGGATACTCTTTATGAATTTTTTAATCTTGAAAAAGATTTATTTTATACAGAAAATTTAAAAATCCATTATCAAAACGAAAACCCATTTTGAATTTTATTTAAAACAAGAAGAGAAAAACTTTGATTTACAAAGCATGAGGTAGCAAAAAAAATTAAATGAACAGAGAGACATCTTACTAGAATTGAAAGTTGAGATAGTAGTTACAGGATTAACTCATATTACTTAAAAGAATTAATTGTTTTATATAATTTTGACCAGGGACAAGCAAATCAAATAATGTCTTATGTTTTAAGCTTAGGGGATATTATAGATTTAACTAAGCAAGAAAATACAAACAATGTCCTTGATTAGAACGATATAAACTATATTTTTATAATGTATAGGCTTTTATTTTCTTTTTAATTCAACATTATGGGAGAAGCAAACAAAAATATTAAAATAATCAAAATTTGATGATGAGAAGGAACATCAAAACAGATAGATTCTAAAGAAGATTATCTTTTTTCAAGTAGAGATTGAATAATAGAACCTAGTTTTGATTTTGAAACTTTACTTTATGCATACGAGAACTCTTCAACTATATCATGAATAGTAAAAAAGATTGCTAATATATGAGATGTATGATTTGTTGGTACAGAAAACGATGTATTAGATAATTTTTTAAGTAATTTAGATATTACAACAATTTTTCAGAATATGCTTGTTTTTTGAAATTGTTTTATTGAAAGATTAAAAGATTTAAATTGAGATAAGACAATAGAATTAGAGCCGATAATTACAACAACAGTAAGAGTTGCAGTTCCAAAGGATAATTGAATTGATTTTTATCAAAGAAGTAAAAGAGGGATAACTAAAGTTCCATTTACTTCAGATGAAATTTTGTTTTTTAAAAATATATCAATTTGAGATAAAAAGTATTGAGATTCTATATTTTTTACATGTATTGATGAAATTACTTTATTAGCATACATAACAAAATATTATAAAAAGTTTTTTAAATCTTGAAATATAGAACCAACTATACTTTATGATAAGAATTGAGTTTTAACAGATGATCAGATTACAAAAATAGAAAATATGATAAAAGATTTAATCTCATGAGTAGATAAATCTTTTTCTACAATTGTTTTACCTTCTGAAATTTGAAAGATAGATCTATCAACAAGAATTGACCCTGATAAATTTATAGCATTAAAGAGAGAACTTAAAGAGGATATTGCAATAGCAACTAATATACCGTTTTCATTACTTTCTCCCGAAAATTCAAATAAAGCTATAAGTCAGACTGATATTAATAGTTTGTATCGTGATATTGTAATGCCATTACAAAAATTAGTATTAAGACAGATAAAAAAACAACTTAAAAAATGGAAAATAGAAGGGATTGCTGATGATGAAATTGATTCAATAAAATTTGTTAAAATATCATTGAAGGATTGATTAGAAGAAATGAAAATATTGACTTGATACCAAGAAAAATGAACATTAAGTCAAAATGAAGTAAGGATAAAAGCTGAATTATGAGATCCAATTATTGGAGGAGATGAATATATAATTCATAAGCCAAGTGATAATAATAATCTGAATAATGATACTAATAGTATTCAAAAAATTAAAGAAGAAATAAAAAAATCTTATGAACAAACAAATATGTTTACTTAAAACAGTAGTAGACGATTTAAAGGCTACTAAAAGTGAGAAATTTATGGAACTCTATTTTGATTTTATAGAGTTCTTTAATGTCTATTTTAAAAATCAAGCATTAGATTATATAGATTCACTTGCAAATTATCCTGAATTAAAATTAAATAAAACTTCAGCTGAAGAAGATTTACAAAAAAGATTAAAAACTATATTCTCATTATGACAGGAAGAATGACATATAAATATAGTTTGAGATTTAATTAAATCTTGAAATACTGATCTTACAGGACTTAAAACTATATCAAATGAGTATGCTTTAGAATATGCAGATAAACATTCATGAGAATTACTTTTACAAGTTAATGATACAACTCAAAAAGCAATGACTCAGATAATAACTGATGGTATTAAAGATAGTAATAGTATTGATGTTATTGCATGACAAATTAAAGATAAATTTGCAAATTATACTTTATATAGATCAACTTTAATAGCAACAATGGAAGTTGCACAAGCTTATTCACAATGAGAAAAAAAGCAGTATGATATTTGGGGATCTGAATTTTGAGTTACAGGTTTTAAAAGATCTATTACTCAACATGATGAAAGTGTAAGAGAAAGTCATAAAGCAAATGAGTTGGCTTGATGGATTTCAAGAAATCAAGTTTATCCATGAACTTGAACTATGAATGCTCCACATTGATTTATGTGTAGATGTCATGATATAAATTCATTAACTAATCCTGATACAGGTTATTTATATGATGATATTCCAAATTATACACAAGAACAAAAAGACAGATTTAAGAGTATTTGGTGAAAACCTATTGATTTAACTACTAAAGAAAGAGAATTACAAGCACAATATAATTTAACAAGTGAAGAAATATTGAGTTTTAAGAACCTTTCTTGAAATTCATATATAAATATTACTAATTGATATAAAGCATCTAGCACAGATGAAGTTTTTCAGTCTTGAATACAGTTTTTATTATGATGACTTAATAAGTTACCAAAATATGAATGAACAGTTTATAGATGACATAAAACTACAAAATCAGAATTTGCTTATTTTGAAAAATTCCAAAAATGAGATAGTTTTTCTTATAATGCTTTTTTATCATCATCTAAGAGTAAGAAGGTAGCTAAATGATTTATGTGAGATAATTACCAGGTGTTATTTGAAATAAAAAGTAAGAAATGAATAAGTTTTGAAGATTTTTCACTTATTCCAGCCGAAAGAGAAGTATTATTTATGCCAAAGACTTTATTTAGAATAGAAACTTTTGAAAAAAACGATAAAAGTCTTAAAATAACTTTAATAGATTTATAATAAATTGCTTATGTTAGGATGAGAAGATAGAGTTTACAAAAATATAAAGGATTTATACTGAATTGTATATGATTCTGATTTGTTTACTTATGTAAGAATAGAACCAAATCTACCATTGGTTCAAGATTGAGACAAAGAAAAACACTGAATTAAAGATGAGGATATAAAAGAAATTCACTTTTTATATGTTCCTATGGGTAAGGTTTTAAAAATACCCTATCAAAATAGGATTGATTTTCAAAAGTTTTTAAGTTCATGACAAAAATGAGATTTTCCTAAAAATTTAATTTGATAATAAACTTTTTATTTTTTATTTATTAAATATAATAAAAAGAGTTTATTTTTTAATTAAATTATTATGAAATGTCCACATTGTAATACTAATATTACTTCAGTTGAAATAAAACATATTGATGTTAATGAAAACTTTACTACAAAACGGAATTGAGTAGCATATGTTTGTCCTAATGTGAATTGTCAGAAAATAATTTCTGTATCCATAGATCCAATTGCTATTGCTAATGATATAATTAAGAAAAAACCTCTTTAATTAAAAATGTCCTTTTATAGAACTATAACACTCACATAATATGAGTGTTATTTTTTTTATGTCTAAAAATGATTAAGCTATTAAAAACAGATGATACTCATAAAACAGTTAGTTTTTGTATTTTAACTCCTGATGTTGAAGATAGAAACGGTGATGTAATATCTGAAGAGGAGATTATAAAAACAGCTCATGACTTTGGAGCTAATATGTGAGTAAAATTTCTAAATATAAATCATGAAGAAAATACTAAAATAGATCAAACTAAATTTGTTTATGTAGAAAACTTTATAGCTCCTAATGACATAATAGTTTGAGACAACATAGTAAAAAAATGAAGCTGGTATGTTTGAATTAAGTTTATTGATGATGAATTATATAAATCTGTTAAGGATTGAGAATTTATAGGTGTATCAATGGAATGATATTTTTTAAAAGATTAAAGTATGAGAGTAGTAAAAAATATATTTGTGAATGGGATAAGTTTAGTAACAAAAGATAAAGCACCTGCAGTTGAACAGGCAGAAAACAAATTTGCTTTATTTAAAGTGAAAGAAAACTCATCAAATGAAGATCTAACTAAGATTAGAATTTCATTACAAAAAAACACTTTAAAGGAGATAGAAAATAATATTAAAAATGTCCTTTTATAGAACAATAAACATTTTAGTATAATAAGTGTTTATTTTTTAATCTATTTTTCTATGAAAGAATTATTAGAGAAATTTTTTAATCTTTTCGGTGAGGGTGTTGCAAAAATGCAAGAATCTAAAACTGAAGAGGCAATTAAAAAATTTAAAGAGGCTTCAGATTTAACAAGCGATATCCAAAAGAAAGCTTGAGAGTCTGAAGAACAACTAAAAAAGTTTTTTGATTCTGATGAATGAAAAGAAACTTTGAAAAAGTATGTAGATATGTATTTATCAGCTAATGATGTATCTTCATTCGTAGCACAAGTGAAAGAGTTAGCATGAAATACTGATACTTTAACTAAAAAAGTTGAAGAACTTGAAAAGGAAAAAAAGAGTGATGATGAAGTATTATCAAAAACTCTTGATGAAGCAATTGATAGATTAGAAACAGTAGAAAAAACTGTATCTAATGTGAGAATATCAAAAATAGATTAATTTAATTTTATATTATAATTTAATTTTAAGAATATGTTAAACCTTAAAAAAAGAGAGGAATTGAATAAATCAAAAAGTGAAGAACTTAAGAAAGCTATAATTGTTGATTGAGAGGGTATGCCAACTGGGTATCATTGGAAAGAAGATCAAGCAAAACAATTTATTGATTTTGTTGTTGATGAATCAAATGGATTACTACAAAAATTTAGAGTAATTCAAATGACTGGTCCAACTCAGGAAATTGCAAAAATCCTTGATGATGGAAAATTCTTAAGACCAGGTTGATCTTATAAAAGAACTTGAGGACTTACTGGTAATGATGGTTATGAATTTGGTAATGATATGATTAAACTTGTATCAAAAGATATAGAAGGTAAAATTAGAATTTTTGATAAAGAATTAGAAGATAATATTGAAGGAAAAACTCTTGAACAACATATCATGTCAATTGTTGCTAAAAAAATAGCAAATGAATTAGTTGAATCTGCTATATATAGTAAAGCTTTAGCTAATCCAAATGGTGATAATGGTATATTAAATGTGTTTAATGGTTTAAAATACTCAATTAAGCAAACTTGAAATGTAATTGATGGTTTAGATTTAACATCTAGAGAAATAGCAAGAAGCACTATCATTAAAGGTAAAAAAGTACTTAAAACTAAGTATAGAGTAGAAGTTGAGGTATTAATGGATTCAGATTTAAAAACTGATTTAGATGAACTTTATAATGATCCTAATAACTTCAATGCTGAAACTGTAAAAACTACTATATCATGAATGAAAATAAATGAAGTTCCATTGATGACATCTGAAAATGCTGTTATTGATGAAACTAAAACTACTACATCTACATGAGTAAATTCTGCATGACAAAAAGTTATCAATGTAACTAGTGCTACTGCATTATCTATAACTACTGGAGATACAATAGTTGCAAGAAGTGGATTGGCTGATGAAATGATATACACTGTAAATTCTATTAATACTAATGCTATCACTGTTTTAGAAAATTTACTTTATGATATTCCTGCAGATTCTACAGTTCATAAAGCAACTTTAGATGGTGCTGATATAATAATAACAAACCCTAAAAATATAGTTATCTGAATACAAAGAGATGTAAAAGTAGAGTTTGAAAGAAGAGCTCCAGATTGATATAATGTTTGGTATACAATGAGACAAGATATGTTAATAGAAAATCCTGAAGCTTGTGTACTAATTGAAAATTTAAAATCTAAAGCACTTTAATACTTAATTAATTAGGGGGGAAACTCCCTAGTTAATTCTTAATTTCTAAATTTATATTAAAATGTGAAAAACAATAAAAGTAATAAACAATAAAGATAGGTTTTTCAATTGAGCTAGAAAAGGTCAAATTATAGAAATTGATTCAACTAGATTAAATACCTATTTGTTAAATGGTTTTTCTTTAGTAAAAGAAGTTGAAGAAAAACAAAATATAGTAAAAACTCCTGTAACTCCAACAAAAACAAAAGCTGAATTAATTGCAATTTTAGAACATGCATGACTTACTGTTGATTCTAAATTAAAAGTTGCAGAATTAGAAGCTTTAGTAAAAGAAGTTGAAGAAAAACAAAATACTATTTCACAATGAGAAGTAAAAATAAATGATATTGATACAATTAAAAAACAATTAATTGATGATAAAATTGTTACTGAGGATGAATTAACTTGAAAGAATGATGAAGAAATTAAACAATTAGCTAAAGACAATTGATTTACTGATTTAAACTAGTTTAAATATGCAATATACTACTTTAAGTAGATTAAAGGAAAAGCTTTGAATTACAACTGAATATAGTGATTCAGAGCTTTCTTTAATCATAGATAATGCTACACAGCTTATAGATAATGTTATTTGATTTAATTTAGATATAAAAACAATTACTGAAAGAGTAAATTGAACTTGAAGTAATAAAATTTATCTGAAAAATATACCAAATTCAATAGGGTTAGTTAAATCAAAGGACTGATTTATTACTTATGATGTTGATTTTTCTGAATGATATATTGTTTATTTTGAGGAAAATATTCCGAATTGAATAAAAAATATTTCTGTAATTTATGAGATTTGATTTGCAGAAGTTCCTAAAGATATTGAAGCAATTTGTCTTGATATTTGTGTAATTCTTTGTGATCAAGTATGAATTAAATGAACTAATTCAGAAAAATTAATAAATAAAAATATCCAAACTCAAAAACTTTGAAATCTTTCAATTACTTATTTTTGAGAAAAAGAAAAAAGAAAAAATTCTTTTGATGTTTTAGATCCAGGTATCGATACTTTGAAAATATTAAATAAATACAAATCTTTTAGTTGATTATATTCATAAATATGAGTTTTTTAGATAACTTTTCGTGGGCTTTTCAAGACATAAAACTTTTTGTAAAAACAAGTACACCATGAAAGTATTGAGAAGAGATAGTAACTTGAGAAATTGAAACAAGTTTTTTATGAGTTATTCAAGAAAAAAAAGATTTTTCTCAGTATTTTATAGAAAAAAATGAAAATTTAGGATATTCATCTAAAGATTTTGAACTTAGATGTCCAAGTAATATAATTCCAAAAAAATGAGACAGGATAGAAAGCTCTTGAAATAGTTATAATGTTATTTACTTTGAATCTGTGATTATAGAATGAAATATTGATCATAATACATGTACTTTAAGATTAAATAGTTAATATATGTCAAAATTTGAACTTGATAAAAATCTATTTGAAAATATACTAGATCAAAGCTTAAAGGTATGATGAACTTTTTTTCACTGAATATCATTGATAAATGTTCCAAGAGATTGGGATGTTGCACCAAATCCGATAATGCTAAAAACAAAAGAAATTCCTGAAAGAAATATTAGAAAATGAAATAAATATTATTATAGAAAGCCAGTTCAAAAAAATTGATTATGGTATGAATGAGTTACATGAAATCTTAAAAGAAGTATTTGAATTGAAAATACAGGATATCTTGAATATACTATATGAGTAAGAAGATGACCAACTGAAGAATATGCAGGAATACAAGAATTTTGAAGTCTTGATTGAACAATAAAAGCAAGGAGTTTTTTAAGAGAGCCGTTAAAACTAAATGAAAAAGCAATAATGGATCAGATACAAAAAACTTTTAATGAATTATCAAGTAAATATAAATAATATGGCAGATCTTCCAACTACAGAACTATGATTTATTGATATAAGAAAGTATGTTTATGATACTTTGGTTAATTATGTACCACTTATAGAAAAAATAGGAACTAATAATGTTTATTTTTGGGATACTAACAATAGTATAGCAAAGAAAACTAGACCATTTGTTTCAATAACTCAATTATGATGAAATATCAATAGTATATGAATAAGAGAACAAGAATATCAGATAGATATTTTTTGAACTTCACTTGAACAATCAGGAGATACTAGAGATATAATAATTGATTTACTTAATAGAAGATATGTAAATGAAGTAAGATCTAAGCTAATTAGATTAAGACCAGACCAAAGTGATGAGAAATTATGAATAGTCAGGCAAAGTATGGATTTTTTATTTGTATTTAAAGATATGAAGTTTTAGTTAAAAATGTCCTTTTATAGAACAATAATACTAGTAATCTAAACTAGTATTATTTTTTAATTTTAATTTTATATGCAAAATACAGTTCAGAAACCAGATACAATAAGATTATGAAGTGGTGTGCTAAAAATTAATTGAGTAAATATATGAGCTATCAAAAAAGCATGATTAGATGTTTCATATAAAATTGCACAATTAAAATTCGCAAATGCACAACTTCCACCAAGAAAAAAAGTTGATAAAGTTGTTTTTAAAACAGAAATTGTTGAATTGTTTTTAGATACAATTCAAACTATTTTTGGATGAGATATGACAACTGTTGCATGAGTAGCAACTCCAATTACAAACGAAGCAAAATGAACTGGTTGGGTTATATGAAAACCAATTAAATTATCAAATAAAAATGGAGCAAATACCTCTGTTGCCTCTATTGTAATAAAAGCAAATTGAACTGCTTTAGTATTAAATACAAATTATGCTGTTTATGTTTGAGATGGAGCAAATTGAGAGTTTGGATACACATACATAACTCCTATGACAGCTAATGCATTAGTTATTACCGCTGATTACTCATATACACCATATGCAAGTAAAAAACTTACTTATGATGATGTAATTGATGTTTTAACATTAAATCCAGTTACTTTTGAAAATACAAATTCAGATTGAAAGAAATTTTCTTTAAATATTCTTCAATGAGTTGCTACTTCATGATTAGCTTTTGATTTTGCTAATGATGATGATTTAGAAAACTTTGCAAGTATACCAGTTGAATTTGAATGATATCCAACTAGTGAAAATAAATTATTTGAAATATATGATGAACAAGGAATTATTTAATTAGCTATGTATGAAAGTAATTGATCTTAATGAAATTCAAAAATCTGATATATTTATATTATGAAAATTAGAATACAAGTATCAAATTAAAGAAGAAGATATAATTTTTTATAAAAAATCAATTAAGAGCCTTAACCTTAAAGAAAATAATATAGAAAATCTAATAAATATCTTTGAAACAATACTTAAAAAACAAAATTTATTTGTAACTATTACAAAAAATGATGTAGTATGACTTCTCAATTACTTTAATTCTAAGCTTTTATAATGTCCTTGAATTGAACATATAAAAGGGTTTAATCTATTTAAAGATTAGATCCTTTTATTATATATGATGAAAAGAAAGAAAAAAATAAAACTTTGAGAAAAAATTTACATAGTTTGAGAACCAACAGTCTTTTTATATGAGCTTTCTTTTGATGATGTAGAACAATTTTTAGAAGAGTTATTTTTAGAATTTAATGATGATATTCCTGAATTAAATTCAGATCAGATTACTAAAATAATTAAAGATTTATTTGAAATAGATGATGACAAAGATTTTATTTCTAAAAAAACAAAAAACAAAGAAACATGATTAAAAGATTTTCATATTATTATAGGACAATTTATGAAGTTTTATAGTAATTCATACGAACAAGTAATAGGAATGCCATTTAGAATATTTAAAAAATTATTAGATGATCGGAAGATAATATCTTGAGATGAAAAATATGATAAAAACCGTTTTAATGAATCACCTGAAAAAAGTAAGTTAAAAAAATTATATAATAATCAATAAAAATATGATATGAAATTTAAGTGTATGAATAGATGTATCTAAACAATCAATTGACTCAACTGTTTCATATTTACAGAAAGAGTTTAAAAAAGCTTGAGATAATATTGAAAAAAGTTTAAATTCATGATGAGAAGAATGATTAAAAAAAATTAAAAAAGAATCAGAGAATACAGTTAAATCTATAGCTAGTCTAAATGGAGTTTTATCTAATCTAAAAAATAAATTAAATTTTGCAGAGATTTGAAGTAAGGAATTTAAAAGTTTACAAAAAGATATATCGAATACTGAAAAAGAATTATGAAAAGTATCATGATGAGTTAATTCTTTTTCAAATACATTGAAAGGGATCTGATGATTAATCGCTTGAGCTTTTGCAGTTGATAGAATTATAGGAGTTTGAAAATCAATTATAACTTTATGAACTAATCTTGAACAGACTAAAATAGCTTTTACAACGATGTTATGAAGTGCCGAAAAAGCTGATAAAATACTTAAAGATTTAACTGATTTTGCAAGTAAAACACCTTTTGAAATAAATTGAATTAGAGATACTGCTAAACAATTATTAGCATACTGAATTTCTGCAGATAATCTTATTCCAACATTAAAAACTTTATGAGATGTTTCTTCTTGATTATCAGTTCCTATTGAAAGAATAGCTTTAGCTTATGGTCAAGTAAAGGTTGCATGAAGACTTATGTGACAGGATTTATTACAATTTACAAGTGCTTGAGTGCCTATAATTGCTGAATTAGCTAAAAATCTATGAGTTACAGATTCTTCTATTAAAAAAATGGTTGAGAGTTGAAAAATTTGATTTAGTGATGTTGAAAGAGCTTTTCAAACTATGTCTAGTGCATGATGACAATTTGCTGACATGATGGATAAGCAAAGTAAATCAGTAGCATGACAATGGTCTAATATGAAAGATACGGCAACTAAGTTATGAGAACAAATTTGAACTGGTTTATTACCAGTTTTAGCTTGATTAATTAAAGCTTTTAATTTAGTATGACCAATAGTAACTTGATTAATTTGATGAGTTTGAGTTTTATGAGTAGTTTTTGCTACATTATGATGACCAGTAACTTTAATAATGGCAGGAATTGCCTTATTAGCTGGTTGAATTTGATATTTAACTAATAAATTTTCAGATTGATGAGGTGAAATTGATAATTATACAAACAAAGTTAATGAATTAAATAGTAAACAAGATAATTTAAATCAAAAGTTTAATGAATGAAAAATATCTCAAGAAGAATATACAAAAGCTACTGAAGATAATAAAAAGGCTTTAGAGGATTTATCTATACAGCATGAGGAAGTACAAAAAGCTTTAGATATAACAAATAACAAACAATTAACTTATAAACAAAAAATAGAAGAGATTAATAAGCTAAAATTAAGTACTTCAGAATATGATTCTGTTATATCAAAAATACAAAATATTAATAATGAATTATTAAAAACTATAAGACTAAAACAATTAGCATTACAATCTAAAATAACTCAAGATACTAAAAATCAGCCCCTTTTATCTTGAGCATGATCAACAAGTGAAAATAAACCATCAGAACAGGAATTTTTAAATTTTTTAAAATATAAAAAAGAATTAGATGAGTCAAAAAAACAAGAACAGGATTTGATAAAAGCTATTGATGAATGAAATAAAATTATTAAACAAGCTCCTAAATCTCCATCTTGATGAAGTTGATGATGAAGTTGAAGTTCTTGAAAATCAGCAGAATCTATAGCAAAAAAAGAATTAGAAATAAAGCAAAAACAATTAGAGGATGAGGCTAATTTAGAAGTTGAAGCTGTTAAAAAATCAACTTTATCTGAAGAAGAAAAAGCAAAAAAAATAGTAGAGATTAATAAAAAACTAGAAGATGATATAAATGCTTTGAAGTGAGATTCTTTAAAAAATGATTTAGAAAATGCAAAAGAAACTTTAGCAAAACAAAAAGACCAGGATGAAAAATATCAGAAATATTTAAAAGATTTAGAAGATAAAAAACAAAAAACATTAAAAAATTGATTAGATAATTTAAAAGAAGGTTATAAATGAGCTACTGATGTTATAAATAAACAAATAGATTTTGCTAAGGATAATATCAAGGATTTTGAAAATAAAATTAAGGATAGTACTGATAAAATTAAAGAACTATCTAAAAGTTTAGATGATCTAAATAAAGACAAAAATACTACTTTATGAGATAGAAATGTTGAAATAGTAAATAGACTTCCAGAAATACAAAAAGAATTAAAAGATTTAAAGGATAAATGAGTTGATCCTAATGTTGCAAATAGTATATGAAAAAAGACCTTAGAAGTTATGGATCCAAATTCTACAATTTGAGTTTCATCTATTGATGAATTAATAAAAACAATAGATCTTACTGATGAATATAATAAGTTATTAGCTGAGCAAAATTTAATAAAAAATCATACAGACCAAAAACAATTAGATGAATCTATGAGGTTTTCACAACTTTCTCCAACAGAAAAATATTTAGAAGAATTTAGAGCCAAGGCTAAATCAATTACTGATGATGCCTATTTGGAAGAACAAAAACTAGTAAATTTACAAATACAAAAATCAAAAGAAGAATGAATATTAGCTGATTTTACACAAGCAAAAAATACTTTAGATGAGAATTATAAAAATTTAACTTTTGGGATAGAAACTCAAATTACAGATAATTTAAGAGGGGAGTTTGATAAAAGATTAAAATTACTTACAGATTTTGAGACTCAGGCAATAACTAGAGCTAATAATATAAGAAATGCTTTGAATAGTGCAAGTATAGCAACTTGATCTACAACAACAACTTCAACAAAATGATATGCTGAAGGTTGATATACATGAGATTGATGAAAATATGATGTAGCATGAGTTGTTCATAAATGAGAGTATGTTATACCTCAAGAAATGCTTAAAAGAATGCCTACACTAGTTCCTAATTTAGAATTAGTTAGACAAGGTAGTTCGCCAACTACTAATAACTTCAGTAAAAAAATTGAAGTTTGAGGAGTAACTGTACAAAGTGAAATGGATCTTGAATTATTTTTTGATAAATTAAAATTTAAATTATAAAAATATGGATTTTATACAAGCAAAATTGGATTGAGTAGATATATTACAGGACGGAATAATTTATACTCAAAAGTCTTGGAGAAGATTAATGGTTAATGATGAGAGTAAAGATATTGATTGAGTACATGGTAGGGTAACTTCTCCATTGTATGCTAGATATAGAATTATTACTTTAGAATGAATTATAGACAGAATAAATTGAGATGATGCTTTAAAAGTAAAACATTTAGAGGATTTATTTTCTTTGCAAAGTAATTTATGATCACTTGATGAAAAAGAACTTTATATTAAAGATTCTTATCTTCAGGAATGGAAATTAAATGTAAAAATTAAAGAACCTTTAGAAGTTATAGAATGAGATGAAGAATTTTATTGAAGTTATTACAAATGGAGAATAGTTTTAGAATCTACATCATCTCCAATTTATAAAAGTTATGAAGAGTTAATTGTAAATTGAAATGAATGAAATATATGAGGTTTTACTATGTGATTTGAATTATGAATTGCTTTTGATTTATTAGATGAAATAATTGAAGTAAATACACTTAAGACGGAAACTCCAACTAAGTTTGAAATAACTGCAATAAGGGATTTAAATTCTCCTTTAACAATAAAAAATATAACAAATAATACTTTCTTTGCTTTAGATATTACAGGAGTTTCATGAGATATAATTGTTATTGATTCTAATAATTTTACAGCTACTAAAAATGGAATAAGTGTTATAGCTAACAGAATTTCTTGAAGTATTTGGCAAAAAATAAGTTGAGATAATCAATTTGTTATAACTGATAAAGATTGAAATATCTTTAACAAAGATTTTACAGTAAAAGTTTATTATCGTAATGCTTTATTATAATGTATATAGTTTATATAAGCGACCATTTAGGGAATCCAATTACTCAATTATTTAATATTTCTGAGATTGATGTTAAGTTAAAACTTAATGATATTTCAAGTGCTAGTTTAAGTATTTCAACTTTAGATGAAAATTGTAAGTATGAGTATTTTAAAGAATTTAATAGAGTTAAAATTTGTAAAAATGTTTGAATTATAGAAAAAACAGTTTTTGATTGAATATGTAGATGAGTAACAACTAATATAACTGATACAATAATTGATTTAAACTGCAGGAATTTTTTATTAAAGAAAAAGATTTTATTTGTTGATAAAATATATACCAATCAAACAATTTCAAATATTTTGCAAGATTTAATCAATGATATAAACTGAAGAGATACTTGATTTATCAATCTTAATTGTGATATTACTGAAATTGTAAGTCGTGATTATATGAAGAAAAAGACTTTATTCGATATAATAAAAGATCTAGCATGAACTAAATATGAGTTTATATTTCAAGATAATAATTTAATTTTTACAAACACAATCTGATCTGATAAAAGTTCATGAGATAATACAGTTTTATTTGAATTTGATATAAATACACCTGAATCAAGAACTATTGCTAGAGCTGAAAATAGTTATGATTCTGATAATATTGCAAATTCAATTATATCTGAAGATTGAGAAGTTCTAGATAATGATAGTATAACTTCTTTTTGAGAAATAGAAGTGTGATTTTCTACTGGAAAAAAAGCAGATTTAATAATTGAAAGGAAAGATTCTATAAGAGAATTAGATATAGAACCAACGATTAGTGATTTTTTTATTTGTGATTTATGAGACTTAGTAAAAGTTTATATTAATACATGATCTGATTTAATGTATTATGATTCATCTTTAAAAGTAATAGAAAAAAATCTAAAATCTTGAAATTTAGATACTATAAGTATCAAATTAAATACCTGAAAAGTAAAAACTTTGAATCTACTTGAAACTATAAGTAATTTAAAATCTAGGGTAAGTACTTTAGAACTTTAAAAGTCTAAATGTCCTTTTATAGAACAAAAATAGCTGTATTTTTTATATAGTTATTTTTTTATATCAAAATTTATGCAAAGAGTTGCTTTACTTAATTGAAAGAACAAAAATCAAGATTATGATCTAAGTAAAATATTACAATCATTAGCTTCATCATGAGTTGCTTCAGGATTACAAGTCACAACTAATCAGGTAGGTTTGTGATATGCATTTATCCAGGTAACTAGAGATGCTGAAACTTTTTATGTTTTATTTGAAAATACTACAAATGTTGTTATCGATACAACTTGAACAAAGAAAGTTTGGATTGCAATAGATCAGACAAAAGTAGATGATGGAAGTAATAATGCAGTTGATTGATCATGAATAGGTACTATAGCAACTTGAACTAGTTATCCAGCAAGTAACTATATACCACTTGCAAGTATCACTAGTTGAGTTATTACGGATACTAGAACTATTTTAACTCCTAAGGTAGCTATAGATATCCAAAAACAAAGTTTCACATACTGTGTTTCTACTTGAAGTGCGAATGCTTATGTTTTAACTTTACCAGTTGCTATAACTTGATATACAAATTGACAGAAATTTTCATTTAAATCTAATTTTTTAAATACTTGAAGTTCTACTGTGAATATTTATAAGGACGATTGAAATTTAGCTTGAGTATTAACTTTGAAAAAATTATGATGAACAACTAATTTAGGGGCTTGAGATATTCAAAATAATCAAGTAGTTGAATTTGTAGTTAATTGAGCAATAGCTGATATAGTAAGTCCTATTTGACAATCTCCGTCTGTAAGTATTCACTCATTATCTCAATTAAAATTCTTAACTGAATTAGATGAAAATATTATTTATGATGAAAGTGTTTTATCTAATGTTAGGGTAGATCAAAATTGATTTGTACTTTATTATTGAGATTGAACTGATTGAAGTGCTACGATAAGTACTACTGTTACATTGACTAGAGATATGAATTATTCATCTCTAACAGTAACTTGAACTTGAATACTAAAAACTGCTTGATATAAAATTTTCTGTACATGAACTTTAACTAATCAGGCTTGATGACAAATTATATGTGATGAAGTTGCTTGATGAAATGCAAGTTGATGAGTAGCTTGAGTTCCTACTGCATTAACTACAACTTGAACTACAAATATTTCAAAATTATGAACTGCTTGAGCTACTTGAGTTTGAGCTGTTTCTGCTTGATGACCTGCTTCATATATTGATGTAAATGATTTTTATTCTGTTTCAGATATATTGTCTGTAAATGCTTGAAATGGTTGAGTCGCATATTCTGCAGGTTGAAGTTGAGTAAACCCATTATTCCAGAAAAAATGACCAATGGTTCCATTTTCTTTTTCAAAAATGAAATCATTTTCTGCTTTATGATTTGATCCTATAACTAAATATAAATTTTGAGCTTCAAATTGATGAGGTTCTTGAGCTAGATATTGTTGAGTTGTTTCATGAGCAGGTTGATGTGGTTGAAATAATGCAGGTTGATTATTCATATTTGCTTTAGCAATTGTAAATGCTTGAACTATAAGTGCAAATTGATGACCTTGATGAACTTGATGAACTCCAGGTGCTTCTTCAAATAATGGTTGAATAAATTGAGGTTGAGGTGGTGGTTGAGGTTGAGTTGGATGATTTATTATATTATTCACTCCTAGTCTTACAAATACTTGAACAATTAGAGCAAATTGATGAGTTTGATGAACTTGATGAGGTTGAGCCGCTTATTCTTGATATAGTTGAGCTTATGCTTGAAATTGATGAGATGGTTGAACTTGATGAATAATTATTATTCCTGTTTGATATGCTGGTACTGTAACTGTAACTTGAGGAGCATTATGAACTTGATGACCAGTTAATTGAACTTGAACTAATGCTTGAGTGAATTGAATAGCTTGAGTTACTTGAAAAATTTATACTTACTAATTTTTAAATTATGTATGCTATTATAAAAGCTAATGAAATTATTTATACATCTGATGAAATCCCCACAAAACAAACTTATAAAAAAAATTGAGATGTTTTGCTTTGATGAATAGATTATGATCAAGTTATAGAGTATAACTTTATTTGAAATCCTATATTAATTGATTGAAAAATAGTTAAAAATAAACAGGAAGATATTAATAAATTTAGATTAATAGAAAAGGAAGCAAAAGAAAAAAGAAATGAATATCTTACAGCTGAATTACTTCCAGATTGAGTTTTTAAAACTATGAAAATAGAAAAATTAGAAGAAGAAAGAATAGATATAGAAGCAAGATATAGTGAATGTATGAATAGTTTAGTTTCTGAATATTGAGAATCTATTTTATCCGAATTAATCTAACTATATGACTATCGAAGTAATAAAAGAAAAAATTTTAAGTATGTGATTAAATTGATTTCTTTGATTAATCTGATCATGAGCAAAATATTTTTATTATATTTTAACCTGAAAAGAGGCTCAATTTTCATTTTTAAGACTCTCACTTAATATGTTTATTTGAGTTGTTATCTGAGTTATGGTTTGAGA